CTGCACGCGCCCCTTGGCGTAGCCCTTCGCCTTGGTGACCACGTTCCACTTGAGGTGCACGTTCGGGCGGATCACGCCGCGGACCTTCTCGGTCGCGGTCGCCCTGCCGAACGGCGCGTTCTTCGCCACGACCTTGCGGACGACGGTCGTCCAGCGCTTGAACCCGTTCCGCATCGCCTTCGGCGCGCCCTCGGCGTCGAGCCGCTTCAACGCCTTGTTGATGGCGTCGACGGCGTTCCCGTCGAGTTCAGCGGTGATGCTTAAGGATGCGCGCCGCGACATCGTGAGAGAGTCCCTTGTGCCCGTTGCGGGCGAGCCACGCCGAGAGCGGCGTGTCCCATGCGGTCGGTCCTTCCACGGCGACGCGCGCGACCTCGCGCGCCGCCGAACCTAGTCCAGGCCCTCGGTGTAGAGCTTCTCGATCTCCCTCGAGAGCCCGACCACCGCCGGCGCGTTCAGCTTCATGACCTCGTCGTAGCAGTACAGCGGGCCGCGGTCGGGTCCGAGCACGTGGTTCGCCACGTACCACGCCGACATCTGCAGACCGCGGCTCTCGGCGTCGAGCGCCGCGACCAGGTCGGCGACGGTCGGACGCCTGAGCACCACGACCTCGCCGCGGTACTCGATCGTCTTCGGAAGTCCTCTGAGCGCGTCGTTCATTGGGTGATCGTGATGGCCGAGCCGGAGAAGATGAGCGTGCAGGTCGCCTGGGCAACGCCGTTCGGCGCGACCGTGATCGAGACGTCCTGAACGTACGCGTTGCCGGCGATCGACTTGCCCGACTCCCAGACGACCGCGGCGGCGGTCAGTAGCGTGCCGTTCTCGAGGGCGGTGACGATCGTGTTGTGGCCCGCGACGCCCGCGGTGTCCCAGAAGAGCTCGAGGTTGACCGTGCCCTCGACGATGCCGTACTCGTGCTTGCGGTAGGTGTCGCCGATGGCGGTGACCTCGATGGGCTGGCGCGAAACGGTGAGGGTGGCCGATGCGACCTCGCCCACGGCGACGGCGTTGATCGAGAAGACTGCGTTGCCTGCGGTTGGGACGGCCATGGGTCAGGTTCCTGGGTAGAGGATCTCGAGTTCGGCGACGGCGATCGCGGGTTCCATCTCGTCGCCCTCGCCGGGCGTGGGCTCCTGGATCGCGGCAAAGTTCAGGTCGTAGGCGGCGCCGCCGCCGAGCGCGGCGTTCAGCTTCACGTAGCCGGCGGCGGCCTCGGCGAGCGACTGGGCGCTCGCCATGTCGATCGCGATCGCGTTGATCGTGAGCGAGTAGCGGTGCAGCATCGAGCTCGTGCCGAGCGACGCGCGCGATCCCGTGGTCATGTCGATGGTGACCGCGGGCAGCGCCGCGGACTGCAGGCGCGAGCCCACGGATACGCGGGAGCCCGCCGTCGTGGCGCCCGCGACGATCCAGCCGACGACATCGGATTCGATCATGCGACCTCCACGGCGTCGATGACCGCGAGGCGGTCGCGCTGCTCAAGGTTGCGGATGCCGAGGATGCGGAGCGTGCGCCCTCGCACGACGATGCGGTCGAGCGCAGTCAAAGTCGTGCGCGCGATGTTCGGCCAGCGCGTGCGCACCTCGTACTGCTGGATGACGGCGACGCCGTCCGCGTATATCTGTTCGGAGGGCGTCTCCTCGCGCAGGTCGCAGCGGAACGACGAGCCCTTCGCATAGGTGGTCACGCGGCGCCCGAGGCTGTCGGTCGAGGTCGACGCCTTGTAGACGTCGGCGGTCCAGCGCGTGAGCCCGGACGAGATCATGAGAACGGCCCCTTGACCCGCAGGTGCTCGAGCAGGAACTGCGCGCCTAGCGGCGTCGTCGCGAGCGCGATCGGCTGCATGGCCTCGGGGTTGTTGTACCAGGCGCCCACGAGCGAGATAACCGCCTGCACGACCTCGTTGGGCTCGGTCGCGTATCCACCCGAGTAGACGACGGTCGCAAGCGTGCCGTCCTTCATCGCGGGCGGCTCGCCGATGAACCGCAGCACCGAGACGGGGCCGCTGTTGTCCCAGTACGCGTATGTGCCGATGGCGAGAACCTGCGGACTACCACTCGTGTCGGTGTAGACGATCGAGGTCTGCGCGGTGACCGGCTGCACGGCGTAGACGGTGTCCCTCCACTCGCGGAGGTACATCGTCCGCGAGGAGCTCGACAGCGCGAACCCGCAGTAGTTCTCGACCCACGCGACCGCCGCGTCACGGATGCGCTCGAGCTCCGTGTCGTCGTCGGTGTAGTCGATCTTCAGCGCGGCCTTGATGGTCGCGAGCGCGATGGTCATAAACGGCCCGACGCGGTTTCCCACGCCAGGCCGAAGGGAGGAAGAGGATCAGCAAGTGATGGCGGCAAACGCTTCGGGCAGCATGATATGCGAATCGGTCCGCGTGTACATGTAGAGGTTCACGAGGTGATTGGCGGCGCCCGAGTACGGATCGACCATCGAGGTCATCCCGGTGCGGTCGAAGATCTCGAAGTACTGGAAGTCGCCGACGACCGCGAAGACATTTCCGTTTGAGGTCGCGGTCGGGACATACTGGCCGACCGAGTACGGAACGCCGTAGATGGTTCCGGGCAGGCCGACGACATTGGTCGTCGGAAGTCCGGCTGCGGGGCTGAACACATAGTAGCCCGCGCCATCCTTGAGCTTGCGGATGACCTTGAGCGCGGTGTCCGAGAGGAACCAGCGGAACCGCGGCGAGGTGCGGTACTGCGGCGGGACCAGGTGCACCGCGTCGATGACCTCGTCGGCGGTGAGGGTGTCGAGCGCCGAGCCCCCGAGGTCGGCGACCTGGGTGATCGCGCCGGAGAGGCAGATGCCCTGCGGCTGGGCCGATCCCGTGCCCGTGGTGTACGCCTCCTCGGTCTTCAAGCCGACCGAAAGACCGCACTTGTCCGCGACATACTGCAGGCCCGAGCCGACGCCGCCCTGGCCGATGGCGTCCTCGATGAATTCCTGGGACATCGTCACGCGCGTCGCGTACTTGTACGGCACGACGCTGATCGCCGTCGAGAACGACGGATCGGACGCCGAGATCGTGGCGGGCGTGCCGGTGACCGACTCGGCCACGAGCGCGGTAGTGGGAAGCGCGTTCTGCACGGGAATCGTGCGCTTCGAGTCGATCGTGCTGACGACCGCGATCTGCCGCAGGACGTTCGCCTGGAACATGCGGTCGACGATGCGCCGTTCCATGTCGGTCGGGATGCCAGCGCCCGACGAGCCCGTCGAGAGCGTGCGCATCTCGGCGGCGTCGCCGCGCGCGACCGCCTTCAGCCAGCGCTGCGCGTACTCCTCGCTCGCCACATCGACGAGCTTCGCGTCGGTCGGCTTCGCCCGGTAGACGGGCTCGGCGAGACGCGCCTCGAGCTCGCGCGCGCGGTGCTCGGCGGCGGCCTTCTGCGCGGCCATGTCCTGAAGGCGCTGCTCGATCGCCGAGAGGTCGGCGTCCATGCGCGCGATGGTCTGGCGCTCCTCGCCGGAGCCCTCGAGGTCGATGCGGCGCGCATCCTTGGCGGTGCGGTTCTCGAACGCGGCGAGCGACTTGCGGTACTGGTGGGTCAGGTTCTCGAGCTCGTGGATGTCAGACATTGCGGGTCCTTGCGTTGAAGAGATCCAGCCGCGCACGGGCGGCTTCGATGGCAGCCGCGCGAACGCTGCGCAGGCTGGAACTGGTCTGGGGATAGGCGGCGTCCTGCACGATCGAGATCTCGACGAGCCGAGCGCGCTTCACGAGCCGCTCGGTCCGCGTGCGGTTCCACGAGTCCTCCTCGACGAAGAACCCGAACGACATCTCGCCCGAGAGGTCGCCGCGCTTGAGAAGCTCGCGCACATCGCGTCCGAGCTGCGTGTCGGCGAGGTCCGCCTCGAACGCGAGCCCGGCACGATCGCTCCTCAGCTTGAGCGTGCCCGAGTTCGTGCGCGCAAGCGGCTGCGACGCGTCATGGTTGTAGTAGAGCTTCACATCGCCGCGCACCGACTCGCCGAACGCGCCGGGCGCGATCCGCTCGACGAACGCGCGACCGCCCTCGACGAGCTCACGCGACTGCTCGTTGTAGACGGCGGCGTAGCCCGCGAGGGTCGCGCCCTCGACGCGCTGCTCGGAGAGCTCGAGGCTGCGCCTAGAAATCATTGGGGGTCCCCGCTTCCTCGCTTGTGTCCGAGCCCAGGTTCGAGGCACCGCCGCCGGTCCCCATGTTCTTCGCGACGATGGGCTCGTCGAGCCCGGGCAGCGGCGCGTAGTCGAGCTTCGCGCGCGCCTCGTTCCGCGTGATGACGCCAGCCTCGACGCCCGTGCGCAGCGCGGCGAACATCTCGGCCATGGTCGGCTTGATGAGCTGATCGGTGTCCCAGGTGAACGACGCAGCGACCGTCGCAAGCTTGGTCAGCACCTCGGCGCGGAATGCCGCGAACCAATGCGACAGGCACGAGTCGACATAGGTGCGGCCCATCCACTCGAGCGAGCCGTATGCGTTGCCGCTCGACGCCATGCCGAGCATGTGCGCGGGCACGCCGTAGATGCGGCTCACATCCTCGATGGAGTACGCGCGCGCCGCGCTGATGCCCGAGTCCTCGAGCGTCGAGCTGATGCGCTCGACGCGCATGCCCTCGGCGAGCACGAGTGGCTTGCCCGCGTTCTCGGCGCCGCCGTGATCGGTCTGGAACTTCTCGGCGATCGCCTGGCGCGCGCCGGCGCTAAGCGGGCCCGGGTGCACGATGGCAAGCTTTGGATTGCCCGCGTTCTTCATGACCTCCAGCTGCGCGGACTCCTGCGCGGCCATGATGGTCAGCGAGGTCTTGCACAGGCGCACGGGCGACTCGCCCCACAGGCCGTCGAGCCCGAGCGCGCGCAAGTGGAACATGTCGCGCAGCTGGACATCGCCGTACTGGCGCGTGCGGTAGTAGGGCTCGCTGCCCGTCACATCGAGCGACACCGACTCGATGTCGAGCGGCATCAGCTCGAGGATGTCGCCGCCGCGCGTGCGGTTGATGAGCGCGAACGAGTTTCCGAACAGGCACGCCTGCAGCATCATCGCGCGGCGGAACTCGTAGCCGCTCATGTAGCGGTTCGGCTGCGCGAGGATCGTCTCGAGCTGCGCGTCGCTCGTCTCGAATCCGACGCGCGCCGTGTCCTGCGCGATGAGACTGCACGCGCGATACACGGGCGTGTAGTACAGCGCGTTCAGCGGCGTCACGACGGGCATGCCGACGCGGTCCGTGGACGGCATCATGATGCCGTAGGTCGGGTAATGGCCGATCCAGCGCTGGACCAGTTCGCGCAGCATGGAGGGATGGTCGACCCCTACCCCGCGCGCGTCCCGAACTAAAGCACTTGGAAGTTAAACTTCCTCTTCGTAGCAACTGGCGCGCTGCCCGCCCCACACATGGCACGCGATGATGGACGCGACGAGCGGGTCGATCGCGCAGTACTCGCGGCTCTTCACCGGGCGGATGTTGCCGTTCTGGTCCCGCTTCGCGTTCGCCTCGGCGCACGCGCGCCGCAGCACGGGGTCGTCGCCCACTACGAGCCGCGAGCCCGCCCACAGATTCTGGAACAGGTTGCAGCCTGGCCCAAAGGTCGCGATGCCCATTCGGTACAGGAGCAGCGGGACGCCGTCCGCCTGCAGCTGCTCGGCGAGGTACTTCGAGCCCCACGCGTCGTAGCCGACCGCCCGCACGTCGAACTCCTCGCGGAGCGCGAGCAGCGTGGCGCGCACGGCCTCGTAGTCGACCTCCCGCCCTGGCGTGAGCGTGAGTTTCCCCTCCATCGCCCAGGTGCGCACGGGCATGCGGTAATCGAGCTCGCGCTGCGCCACATCCGCCTTCGGCCACCAGTAGTGGCCGCGGAGGGCGACGCGCCCGTCGTCGAGCGGGACGGCGACCACCGCCGCGGTCATGTCGAGCGACTTGCTGAGGTCCAGGCCGACCCACGCGGGACGCCCGCGCAGCGCCTCCCAGTTGATCGTCTGGCCGCCCGGCCACAGCGACATTTCGAGCCAGCCGCCCGTATCCTCGGACATGCGCGCCGCGTGGTAGCGGCTGAACTCGCCGCGGCCCATCGCCGAGCGCTTCATGGTGTTCCAGCTGCGGCGCAGGCTCACGAGGTCGGGCTGCCCGTACTCAAGGCCCGGGTTCGCCTTCGCCCAGGTCGCCTCGTCGTCGAGCTCGTCCGATGGGTCGAGGCCGTACAGGATCGGGAGCACCGTGTCGTCCTCGACCTCGCCGGCGAGGATCGCCTCGCCCTGCTTCACGAGCTCTGCGTAGTGGTTCTCGGGGTTCGCGCCGGGCGTCGTGATGATCACGCCAGTCGACTCGCGGCGCTTCGCGCCCGTGGTCAAGAGCTTGGTCAAGAACCTCCCCTTAAATTCGGCGGCCTCGTCGGCGATCCAGAGCGACGGGTTTAGGCCGTCGAGCGAGCGCTCGAGCGCTGGGAGCGCGGTCATCTCGCAGTCGGCGGTCGGGCGCACGATGCGGTTGAACCGCACCACCATGTCGGGCTCCTCGAGCCGCGCGGCCATCGTGCGGGCGGTATCCAGGCAGATGCCCGCCTGGTCCTCGTTGTTCGCAAGGACGTGAACCCGCCGACCCTCGCCGCCGAGCAGGTCCCAGAGGGCGAGGCCAGCCATGAGCGTGGTTTTGCCGTTGCCGCGGGCAACCTGGACCATTGCCAGGCGCACGCGTCGGCGCCCGTCCGCGGCCCTCCACCCGACGATCTGGCCGAGCACCCAGAGCTGCCACGGGTGAAGCTTGAACGCGGTGCCGCTCGACTCGCCGACGAGCGACAGGCGCGCGAAGTGCGCGTCGAGCGCCGCAACGGCGTCCCAATCCATGGTCAGGTCGTCGCGCTCGAGGTCGCGCAGGAACCGTTGCGCGGCGGCGTAGACCCACCGCCCTGCCGGCGTGCGACCGTCGACGACGGCACGGGCGTAGTCAACGCAGACCGTCCGCGCGCAGCGTGGCAGATTGTCCGCCGCA